ATATTATTTACAGGACTACTGACTAGATTATTCTCATGAAACAACCTTTTGTAGTCAATATAGATGTTTGTGGCATCTGTAATGAATCATGTAATTATTGTCCAAGGTCAGCTTCATATCCGAATATAAAAGAGTATATGAGCATTGACCTATTTCAAAAATTTATTGATGACTCACAAGGCTACAACGGGTACATTTGCTTTACAGGTCGGGGAGAGAACAGTTTACACCCAAAATTCAAACAACTTGTGGAAATTTTACATCACAAGAATAGGACATATAAGACCAGAATTTTGACTAATGGTTATAAACTAAAGGACAAGTTCTATTGGTTTAACCAGTTTGATTCGATAATAATGAATACATATTCGAGCAAAGAAGAGATGGAAGAAAGGAAAAAGATACTTCCAAGAGCTAAGCACAGGTATTGGGACCAAAGCTTAAAACCAGAAGACTGGGGAGAAACTCCAGTTCAAGTACAAAACAGAACAGAATTATATGAAAGAATAGCAACAGATAGGTCAGAACAATATACACCTTGCTTTCTTCCATATTATAGATGTTGGATTCATCATAATGGAGATGTTGAGTTGTGTTGTAATGATTGGACAGATACAAATGTATATGGCAATTTTGCAGATACACCTTGGCTAGAGATATGGAGAAACAACGAGGAACTAAAAAGATTGAGACAAGAACTATTACAAGGAAATAGAAAAGCAAACGATGTATGTCGTAACTGTAATAGAAAAGTATCAGATAATGAGAGGAAAAAATTTGGAAGGTTATTACAAAAATCCGCCAGTTCCTAAGGACGCGGATAGTATTGTAAATGTTAGTGGCGGAATAGAATGTTTCGCTTCTTTGTGGTGGGCGAAAGAAAATGGACTGAATCCTATAGCACTTCACTTATACAATAATCCAAACAACCATCCAGGCAAGGACGCACAATTATTTTATGCAAAGAAACAAGCAGACTTCTTTGGATTTCCGTTAATAGTAGAGTATTCTCACTTACCTGCGGAAGTTTCGTTGGCACTTATGGTAAACATGTATGTCTCTGCTTGTACCATGTTGCTCTTAGGTAATCCTAGAGATTGGAAATATATGGTTTGGGGTGGTAATAGTGAAGATTCTTTACTACAAAGATTACAATTAAGATACCCGACAAGAGCGTATTTAGCAGAATCCTCCTTTCAGTTAGATTTACACGGAATATCAGGACAGAGGTTTATGAAAGCACCACTACAACTGTTTCCATTTGAAATGCTTACAAAATCAGAAGTATTATCAATGGTAGCAAAAAATAAAACATTGTGGGAGTTTGCAAGTAAGAACACATGGTACTGTTACCCAAGTTTAAGAGACAGACCGCATCTAGTAGAAAAAATAAAAATAGCAAAACTAAACGGAAAGATAGTAGGGTATAAAAGATGTGGAGAATGTCCCAAGTGCAAAGAGTATGATAATGCAGTACAAGTGACAAATAAATCCTACTATAAACAACAAGAAGGAACATTTGAAAAGAGGAAACCAAAACAAGAATGGATAGACGAGTAGGGTTTACATGTGGAGCATTTGATTTACTCCACGCAGGACATATTGTAATGCTAAAAGAAGCAAAACAAAATTGTGACCACTTAATAGTAGGATTGCAGACAGACCCTAGCATTGACAGACAAGAAAAGAATAAACCAGTTCAGTCAGTCTTTGAAAGATATGTCCAACTAATAGCAGTAAAGTATGTAGATGAAATCATACCTTACGATACAGAACAAAGCCTAATAGATTTACTAGAGGCAACACCCATAGATTTACGATTTATTGGAGAAGATTGGAGCGAGAAGTATTTTACAGGAAAAGGTTTACATGAAATCTACTATACGAGTAGAGCACATTCGTTCTCATCATCTGAATTACGACAAAGGTTAAAATAGTGGCTGGCGGTATTTACAACCAGACTTATTTCAATAACTACCCTGAAGAACGCGAAAGGGACGGAATACTCTACGGTATTATACTGGTAAATACTAAAACATGGGAACGAGAAACTATAAAAGTCGGAATCGCAAAAGGTCGAACCTTCAAAGACGCAGTAAAAAGAGGGCGTGGCTTTACAAACTACGACATAAGAATACAGAGGCTTTGGCAGGGGAATCTTTACGATTGCTGGAGATGGGAACACAAATTACACGAGATGTTTAAAAATGATAGACATAAGACGCAACACAAATTCGGGGGTCACACAGAGTGTTTCTCGATGGACAGCGCGATATTGGAGGCATTTCCAAAGAAAAATGATACATTTAGGGATTAGTGAGGGCTTTCACGATGCAGCAGTAGCTGTAGTGGAAGATAAACAAATATTATTTGCTACGAATATAGAAAGAGTAACAGGTAAAAAGAATGATAAAAATATACCAGATAAGTATATTAAAGAATTAAAGGACACATACGACTATGATAAAACGGTTTTTTATGAACATTTTGATATCAAGAATGTCAGACGAGAGACTTTCGGACTGGCAAAAACAGAGGCGTGCAGACCGTATGATATCAGAAACATTTTTCATCATGAAGCTCACTACGCCGCTGCTTATTATACTGCTCCTTTCGTACCTGACAGCACAGTAGTAATAGATGCTATTGGAGAGTTTGATACTGCAACTATTTGGGTAAAAGGAAGGAAAGTTTGGAGTAAGCAATATCCATGGTCATTAGGATTATTCTATAGTGCTATAACGAAACGTATAGGATTAAAACCGAATGAAGATGAATACATAACTATGGGTATGGCAGCATATGGAGATGTATGTATCGACATGGAAGAAGAAATACATTCAAATTGTCATAAAGGTTTCAAAAGAACAAAATGGTTTTGGCATACACCAGAAGATATAGCCGCATCCGCACAAGCCCATCTAGAAATGGAACTACTTAATATCTTTGCAAAGGCAAGAACGTATGGTCCAAATGTAGCATATGGTGGTGGAGTTGCACTTAACTGTGTAGCAAACAGTAAGATTGCTCCTAAGTTTGATAATATGTGGATATTCCCAAATCCTGGGGATGCAGGAAGTGCACTAGGTTGTGTACTAGCCCATAATAAAGAAAGAATTAATTTTAAAGACACTTATTTAGGACATGATATAACAAGAAGTACTAATCCTAAGTTAGTAGTCGATACACTACTGAAAAGAAAAGTAGTAGGAGTTGCAAATGGAAAAGCAGAATTTGGACCTCGGGCGCTTGGTAATAGGAGTTTGCTTGGTGATGTTCGTTACGATATCAAAGATACAGTTAACACAATCAAGCGAAGACAAAAGTTTCGTCCTTTTGCCCCAGCGATACTTGAAGAGTTTGTAGACGAATACTTTGACGGACCGACTAATGAATACATGCAGTTTGTTTCCAAAGCTAAACATGATTACAAGTCTGTAACTCATGTAGATGGAACAGCACGAGTACAAGTGGTAAAGAAAGATTGCACCTCTGTACTCAGACCTATACTAGAAGAATACTATGAGAGAACAGGAGTTCCAATGTTATTAAATACAAGTTTAAATATAAAAGGAAAACCAATGGTCAATACACTAGATGACGCAGAAAACTTTCAAACATTATATGGAGTAAGAGTTTTATGATTTATTGGAATGGATGTAGTTTTGTTCGAGGAATGGAACTCGAGAACAGACCATACGATTCTTTTGCTTACAAGGTATCTGCAAAATTTAATCAAGACTATAGAGATAATTCAAAAGTTGGAGGAAGTAATGATAGAATCTGGAGAACAACTTTAGATGATTGTTTACGAGAAAAACCAGACTTAGCAATTATAGTATGGTCTAACATGAACAGATGGGAGTTCTTAGATGACATGAGAGCATGGAGAAGTGCCGTTTGGGTAAGATTTCTATTTGATAAAATTAGTCTAGCTATTAGTGAGAAAAGCGAAACACATTTTCATCCTCGTATGAAACTTAAACAATGGGAAGCAATACAAGGACACTCAACACAAACAAGAAACATGAGATATAATCTAATCTATAGTTTACACTATATGTTAAGTACAAAGTATTTTCTAGAATCACAGAAGATACCTTACATATTCTATCTTATGTCAGAGGGGCAGCTCGCTCCTTCAATGAAAACCCTAGATGAAAACAGATGGGAAGGAGCAAATAATTTATGGCAAGTTCCACATATGAAAAGAAGTGACTATGAGAGGGAATTACCCTTTATATTAGATGAAAGCTTTTATACTATGTGCAAGAAAGCCGAGGTGCCATTCGGACCAAAAGACCATCCACTAGAGGAAGGACATGACCTAATGGCGAATAGAATAATAAAGGACATATATGATAAAGAATTGGATAAAATTTTTAGTTAAGAAGTGGCAAGCACTTAGATTTCAATGGGACAATAGAAATATGGTCGAGGATACTCACATCTATGAAGGCGAGGATAATTAATATTGATTATTTTTTCTCTGATATACCATGTCAAAAATAGTTCTTGACACGAGCTTAAAAATTGGATATAATATATGTATATTTTGGAGAGAGAGACTATAAGTGAGACAGATTGTACCACCAACTAACTGCCCTGCATGTAACAGTGAACTGGAATTGGTTAATGACCAATTATTTTGCAGGAATCCGCAGTGTCCAGCTCAGTGGGATAAGAAAGTTGAACACTTTGCCTCTACTCTTAAGATAAAAGGACTCGGACCAGCGACTCTTAACAAGTTGCAAATCCAAGACTACCAAGAACTTTATACACTTACTGTAGATGAAATACAGGTTAGATTAGGAAGTTTAAAGTTAGCTGAGAAACTCTTTGACGAGATTGAAAAATCAAAACAAAGTAAGTTGGTCACAATAATACCAGCTTTCAGCATACCCCTTATTGGTCGGTCGGCTTCTCAAAAATTATGCGATACAATATCACATATCGAAGATATTAGCGAGAAAAGTTGTACTGAAGCAGGTATCGGACCAAAGGCATCAGCTAACTTGCTCTACTGGTTAGAGACAGAATACTACCCTAATAACTATAAGACAACACTACCGTTCAACTGGAATAATAAAATTAATGAGAAAAAAGCGGTCACAGGAGTTGTTTGTATTACAGGAAAGTTAAAGTCATACCCGACTAAAGCATTTGCTGAAAAAGTTCTAAACCAGTATGGATATGTAGTCAAGTCCAGTTTGACAAAAGACTGTACTCATCTTATAAATGAGTCTGGAATCGAGTCAGCTAAAACACAAACAGCTCGTGACCGAGGTGTTATAATAATAACAAACGTAAAGCAATTAGAGGAATAATAAAATGGCATTACCAAAATGGACAGACGAAAGAACTTCAGAATTAACTTCTTTTGTCGGTGACGAAAGCCCTGTATCTCAGGCTACAGTAGCAGAAGCTGCTGAACAACTAGAAACATCAGTAAGAAGTGTTTCTTCTAAGTTGAGAAAAATGGGATTCGAAGTAGAATTAGCTTCTGCTTCAGCTTCTAAATCATTTTCTGATGAACAGGAAGCAACTCTTAGCACATTCGTGCAAGACAACAGCGGTGTATACACATACGCAGAAATCGCTGCAAACTTTGAAGGTGGACACTTTAGTGCAAAATCAATTCAAGGTAAAATTCTTTCTATGCAGTTAACAGAACATGTTAAACCTGCACCTAAAGTTGAGACTGTTAAGTCTTACAACGAGGAAGAAGAAAGCCAATTCGTTTCAATGGTAAACGATGGAGCTTTCATTGAGGATATCGCAGAAGGCTTAGGCAGAAGCGTTAACTCAATCAGAGGAAAAGCATTATCCCTACTTAGAGCAGGCGAAATCAATGCTATTCCAAAGCAGAAAGAAACCAAAGGTTCTAGCAAAGCTGACCCTTTAGCAGGTGTCGACATTGACGGCATGACTGTTGAAGAAATTGCTGATGAAATCGGCAAAACAGTAAGAGGCGTGAAAACAATGCTTACTCGTAGAGGTCTACAATGCGCGGACTATAATGGCGCTGCTAAAAAAGAAATAGGTTAATCTTATTTCTATCACAGGCGAGCAGTCCCTTAGGATTGCCTCGCCTTTTTTGTAAATTAACTTTGTTTTGGGAGAGACAATTTGACACTAGAGAGTGCATTACTCAAGCAATTACTTGCGAACAGCGACTTTGAGACTTGGAATGGTCTCAAGGAACACTATTTTCCAGAAGGTGAGTACCGAAAAATATGGCGAGTAGTAGATAAGCATGTTCATAAGTATCATGACTTGCCGACATTTGAAGATTTAAAACTGGAAGTCCGTTCTAGAGACTTGCAGGAAAAAATCTATGCAATCGAAAGTGTAGAAACAGATGTTCCGTCTATAATTCTATTAGACTATCTTAAAAATCAATTTACACAATCCGAAATTCTAAATAAAATCGAACACTATGTTGACAAACAAGTCGCAATCTCTGACGCTAGAGAAAATATTGATTTACTGCAAGAAATAGTTGTCCATGTAGAGGACGCAGTAGATACTAATGAAGATGCAGATAACATGGAAACTGTACCTTTGTTCGATTCAGATGAGGATTTAGCAAAATATTTGCCGCTCGGTCTTAATCAAGACTATGACTTGGACTACACATTCTCTCCCAAAGATTTGGTAGTTGTTGGCGGACACCGTGGTGGTGGTAAGTCGTTTACTTGTTGTAACATTGCTGCAGCAGCTCAAGCAAGAGGTGCATCAGCATTATACTTTACTATAGAGATGGACACTAGACAAATGCTACAAAGAATTTGTGGTATTCAGTGTGGAATCAATAGTGGTCGTATCAAAGCAAAAAATCTAACTCCAATGGAGTGGGACAAGATTGCTGATTGGTGGGCTGCTAGATTCAACAATGGGGAAGAAGCACTAGCAGAGTGGAAAGACCACCAAGATTTCGATAAGTTTCATTACGAACTTACTAGAAATAAGTTAGCAGACATTCCTCAAATAGATGTTCACTACGACCCTTCACTTACTTTAGCTAAAATAATTAGCGTAGTAAGACAGAAACAAGCCCAGTTACCAAATCTGGGTGTAGTAATAGTAGATTATCTAAACCAGGTAAGACGCCACAACGCACCAGGTCGTTCAGGTCAGTATGATTGGACTGAGCAAATTGAGATTTCAAAAGGTCTCAAAGCTCTCGCGCAAGAGAGCAAAGTTCTGGTTCTCTCCGCTTTCCAGACTAATGAGAAAGGAGAGGCAAGATTCGCGAAAGGAATCTTGGATGCTGTAGATGCAGCTTATAGCATACAGCATTGGGGAGACGAAGAGCCTACAATTAAGTTCAAATGTGATAAGATGAGGAGTGGTTCAGTGAAAAACTTTACATCAGAAATGAACTGGGAAACACTGAAGATTGGTCCGCATAGTGCCTTAGACCCAGATGAACGTTCAGAACTAAAAGAAACTATGACAACAGGAGAAGACACCTACGACTTATGATATTATACACAGAAAAACAGTTAGAAGAAGCATGGCATATACACTGTGCCGAACTTGCCTACAGTAATGTAGACAGTGCAGTAAAAATAAAGTTCCCTACACTAGAGGAGTTTAGACCTATCTATGAAGAAGCTATGGAGGATTTACTAAATGCTGATTCATCAGGAGCGTAAAGGATTTATTCATATACCAAAATGTGGTGGTATATCTGTAAGTAAAACTATTGCAGAATATTATTACACCATAGATAAACAAAGACTAATGCTACATAGAAGTTGGCAAGGCAGATTAAATGCAGATTTTGCTAGAGAAGATTATACTCAAGATAGAAGACACTCTCGTATATTTTCATATAATAATATACATGCAACTTATGACCAACTAGCATTGCAGTACCCAAACTATGAGTACTTTACACAGATAAGACACCCATTAAAAAGATGGGAAAGTCTTTATAAACACAATATGAATTATAATTTTATAATTGATTGGGATTTTGTAACATGGAGTGAAAAAGCGATTAGTTCATTAATGAATGGCGCTTACTATGGAACAGTACAAAATTTAGATTACTTCGAAAAAAGTGAAGTAAGATTAGGTAGTTACCATATAATGTATCTACCAGCATGGGTTTATTATAGAGAACCCGAAGTAAAAGTTTACAGGCTAGAGGATGGAGGATGCATGGAAGCAATGGGATATCCAGTAAGACATCTACACAACTCTAATAGAACAATACCTCCGTACAATAAACAGTATGTAACGGAGTTAATATATGATTATTATAAAAAGGATTTTGAAAGATGGCAAACGATAGAGTAAGTAGAACAACAGCAGAACTAGTACCACTACCTCCACATACTTGGTATGTAAGAACAGTGGGATGGATGCTAGAACAACAAAAGGTACAAGAAAATATTAAAGATGTGCCGATAAATGAACCA